GTCCAAACTACCACCATCGTTGCTTATGCCCTCTTTTTCTTCATTAACGTCAATATCTGGTCGTGTGAGGTCGCCACGTTGCAAATTGTAGTAATACGTGTCGTATGAGATGCCACCCGCTTGCAATGCCTGTGTGAGTGCGGTCAACTCTTGTGGGGGTAATGTGGTTTCTATCACATCACGGTTGATCTCCAATACAACATCATCCTGAGAACCACCAGCCCACCAGACCATCCACCCCAACAAATCTTGCAAGCCCGCCTCAATCGCATTGATCATGCCTTGTACTGTGGCGGCCTCACCCGCTTGGCGCAAGCGCACCGTGTCGGCTGCTTCAACACCTCGCGGTTGACTTTCTAATACTCGCGCACCCAATGTGGCCATGCGCTTTTCTTTTTGCTCAACTGCCGTTTCTAATGCCCGCAAGCCTTGCCCGGTAAACTCGAGCATGCCCGCTTTGGCGTTCGGGTCATCGCTAACCCACGCGACGTTTGCACCAATACGCAAAGTTGTGGAAGCGGGGAATCCTGCCACCCATGGGGTTGGCAATGCTGTATAATGGCGGCCATGCTCAAGGTCTGCACTTGTGCGGTAATGGCTCAAATTGGCATGGGCCAGATCCAAAAGGGGCGGTTTCTGCACATCGGGCGTCAATGTGGTCACATTAATAAACCGGAAAGGTATGCGCTCTAAAGCAACACCCAGCCGACGCGGGATCGTTTCGGAAACCATCACCCATTTATCTTTGCCCACTTCATCTTTGTTTTTTTGCCATACACGCACAATCAAAATATCGTTTTCCAATTCCATTACTCTAAACTGGTCGGTCTGGTCTGCCTGGTATTGGTCATCGCCCGCCACATCGACGGTTTCAGCAATAACCACCATGTCCATAATATATCTGCCATGCTTAAACGACCACCGAGAGCGCCAATTTATAATGTTTTCGGCGGTAACCATCACGGCGTATGGCCTCAATGGTAAATCTGCCGCACCCTCCGTGGGCATATCGGCATAAACACCCACGCGCCCAACTGTCAACACCTCATCAAACACATTGCGGGCAAACACATTAAATGGCAAACCCTCAAGGGTTATATCATCGACATAGTCGGCATATTGTTCGGGCAATTCAACGGTTGGGTGGCGCCGAAACACCGCACCCGCAATGCCCTGGACGGTACGCGCAAATGCCCCGTAAAAGTCTGCCCGCCGTTTATATGCTTCATATTCGGTGGCGTCTTGCCCTGACAATTTGGGCAAATACTCAATGCCCTTTTCTTTTACCTGATCCGTCCCCGATGCTACGTCACGGCACATTGTCCATTGTTTTTTTCGGGCGGTATATTGATCGTGCTTGGAATCAATTGGCATCGTTTTTCTCTTTGTTTAATATGCGGGTTTCATATCTCCGCATAAAATCCTCGAACGCTTTTGTGTGATCTTTGAGCATTTCAAAAGAACGTTTTTGTTCCTTCAATATTTCCGCATTCATGGCGGCAACATTTCCCAATATCACCACGGTTTCGGATAGGGTTTTTGATACATCATATATTATTCTGGCGTTTTGCTCGTTGTAATCATATCCCCCATGTGGCCTTGGGGGTGGATCGGGTTTGTGTTTGGATTTTAAATCTAAATATTGACTAATCAATTTGTATGCAATCCCAAATATCATCGCCAACAAACCAATAGCACCCGCCTGTAATATTGCGGGCAAAATTTCGGTGGATGTCATTCAAAAAACCTTTTTAATTTTTCTGTTTTTCTTTTTACATCTTTTATTATGGATTGGTTTATAGATTGTAATAAAACAAGAGATAATGATTGTACATCTTGCATTATGTCGTCTTTTAATAACAAAAATTGCATGTCATACTTATCCATGCGTTTGTTTACTTCGTCTTGCTCACAACCCGTCATGACTATAACAACGGCCAAATCATTCCAATTATTCGATGACACCCACTCAAACGTTTCGTCTATCCCATGCGGGGGCAATATCAAATCCAACAAGATGCAATCATATTTGTTTGTGGACAATTCGGCCTGTGCTTCGGGCAAACTACTAACCCGAGTCGGTGAAAATTTAAAAGTGTTGGATGATTTACAAAGTGAGATTTCTATTATTCGGGCTGTGACGTTATCATCCTCAACGATCAAAACAGGCACGTTCATTATACGCCCACCAATTTTCTTTCTGATACATTCCTACTGCTCAAAATGAGCTCATGCATTGTATAAACCATTGCGTCCAAACGGTTTGGCGATTCCTCGCCCGTGTTTGGGATCCAACTTATCAATTCACCCTCTAATTGTGGCAAGTCATTGGCATGCGTTATGCGGTTCTGCTCATAAAGGGCCGCCACGGGTTCGGCTCTGGCCTGTTTTGACCGCTTGGCGTGTACCAACTTTACCGGGGCGTTTCGGTCAATGGTTCGTATCGTGTGCGCCACCATTTCACCACCCTGATTAGATTCTGCAACAATGCAATCGGCTTTCAGATCGTGATACAAACCCAATGCAGCCCTTGCCCATCCATCCGGTGTGTATCTTCCGCTTGAATCTGCTAAAACATGGCCATGCTCCTTAAAATCGACGCCCGACGCAATTATGCCCGTTTCGTCTGAGTCTGGATTTGATGTTGTTGCGGGATCTACCCCCACAACAATGCGCCTTAAATCGAGGTTGCCCGTGTCTGTCTTTGGCGGCTGTTGCTTGCGAATCCATGCCCTTAACCATAACGCGCCCTCGATCTCGTCGGGCAATTCGGCATGAATCTCTTGGCGGCCAAGGGTTGTGCCTTCATAACGCGACAATATCGCATCCCGAAACGTTGGGGCCAGATTGTGCAAATTGTCGTATGTGGAGCCCGTTGTTGTGACAGTGTTCTCACGGCCCAATATTTCACGTATCAGTTTTAGGGGTTTTGGTGTGGTCGTTATGCAGATGCGGGGATCTTGCCCGAGGCGCACACCAAATTGCAGCATGTCCCATGTTTCTTGGAGGTACATCCACGCGGCTTTTTCGTCACACCATGCATCTGTGTGTTGTGGCCCGCGTAACTCATCGGGCTTATAACTCGAATATGTGGTTGCAATGCACCCGTTGGGCCATGTCAAGCGTCTTTTCGATGGTTCATACAATGGCCGGAACCATGGGGGCGATTTCTTCAATATTCCAGATTCGCCTTCAATCATCACATCCCGCACATCACCAGGCGTTCGGCCCACCAATGCAATACGGCCATTACTCCCGCGTTTTTCTGCCGTTTCAATCGCCCATTGGGCGCCTGTACGTGTTTTCCCAAACCCACGGCCCGCCAATATCATCCACACGGCCCAATCACCTTGGGGTGTTGCCTGGTTGGGTCTGCGCCAAAAATCCCAATCATACAGGAACGCCAACGCTTGTGCATCTGTTAGGTTGTCAATGAACGCTTTTCTTTTTTTGGCATCGAGGGCTTTAAACTTCTGCGCCGCCGAGTAATTCGCCAAGCATAACTTTTGCGTCGTCAATTTCTATTTTCCCCATGTGTTCTACTTGGGTTTTTTCCGCAAATCGTTCTTTTCTGTAGCCTTTTAGCAAAAATATTAACAATGTGTCGCTCGGGTCTTTTTGTCGCATTGCCCGACGCCATGCGGTTTCTTCCAAATTATCAACGGCGTTTTGGTATGCGTTGTCCCATTCTTCGGAAAATTCGGCATCCTCTTTCTTCCATTCGTATGCCAATGTTCTGCCAATTGCCGCGGCCTTGCATGCTTTACTTACATTTGGCACACCCGTTGATAACGATTTAAGGAATTTTTCTTTTTTTGTTGGTGTCCGTTTTGTTCTATTCGCCATAGCCTATTGCCCCGCAATAAAAAAGCCCAATGTGTGGTATATATTATCCACACATTGGGCAAAAATAACAACCGATGGGGTCTTGGATCGTGCTGGGGGCTGAATTGCCACCATCAATCTATTGCTTGGCCCAATGCCTCAAATGCCTTAACCGTTGATCGTTGCTCTGGTGTCATCATTGCTTACCCTCCAATTTCTTCACCACATAACTATTACGCCCTGTCAATATCCGCGCAATGTCACCCTTTATCTTGCGCTCAGTGTATTGGGGCCTGGGATTAGCCATTGCCATTGCCCTCCGCGAGTGCATTACCTGCGATATTCCACAGTTCTTCAGCTAGGTCATCATCAACATCATACGTTTTTCTATGCACTTTCTCCAATGCCCCACGCAACCGTGCCACCTCTGCCTCTACACTCATTCTTGCTGTGCGCTCCATTTTAAAATGTCGCGCCCAATCATTGGACGATCTTCTGTATTCATCACGCTCGCTTTCCAGTCTCTCAATGCGCTCACACACTTCAACCATATCTTGCTCATCGTTGCCTCTCGTTTTATCCTTGCTCATCGTTGCCCCTCTCATAGTGTGCGCCTGTAAGCTGAGTGGCCTACACGCTCACCTCTCGTTATGTGCTGTGCGCCCTGTTACCACGCACCCATTCAGGCAATACGGCTTGCCGTCTGCCCCATCAGATTTTAACACGCTCCCACATTGAGAGCATTTGGGTTTGTTTGGTGTCACAACACCCCCCAAATATCACGCATCGGTTTTAGCATTGCCCGAGGCAACATATAGTCCTCTGGTAGATCTGGCCTGAATTGTCGCCGTTGTGCATGCCGTTTAAATTCTTCTTTTGTAATCCACCCAACCAACCGCACCCGCAACGGGTCGCCGTCATTTTCGGCCAATATTGCCACATCGCATTTTAGTGGTTGGCTACTCGGCACAAGCATGTCCCGCCCAGGCTTTGGCCGATATTTGATTTGAATTGTTTTGCTCGATCCCGGCAACACCAGATCAACGCCGCCATCTGACCCATTGCGGGTGACATGCTTCAATGGATCCAATGCGAAATACTGGCATACCGCAAACTCACCAATAAGACCATCGCGGTTGACCTCAGCCGCCGAACGCTTTGCACGTTGTTTGATCGTGTTGGCCGATCCCAATTGGCGGGTGATCAATTTCTCAATCTCGGGTACATATGCCAAGTCTATTGCTATACTGTAAGCCACTCGCGCCCCTCCCGTTTCAGATGGGCCAGTTTGCGTTTGGCCAACGTCAACAACTGTCGTGTGCGCTCTCTCGTTATGCCCCAGACGGCCCCGATCTGATCCATAGTTTGTACCTCATGCCCATCGAGCCCAAAATATCGGCGCAACACATCGGCCTCACGCTCGGGCAATTTTTCGAGACAATAGGCCACAAACTCATTTCGGCGCATTTCCTCGAAATTATCCGATGGGCTGGGCGATTGGTCGTCAATAATCATATTGACCCGTGGCGCTTCATAATTGCCCACTTTGATTGGCTCTGACAATGATTCATTGGGCAGAAAAACGCGTTGGGCATATTTGTATGCATTATTTGTGAACGTTAATCCATCGCGGTTGTAATCATTTTTTGCCAACCGTCGGGCATCGCGTATGACATTGTTCGGAAACCGTACAACGCCTTGCTTCTCTATCTCACGCATGATGGATTGTACTATCCACCAAGCCGCATATGTCGAAAACCGTATATTTCGCGTTGCATCGAATTTTTGGGCGGCCCGTAAAAGGCCAAAATTGCCCGCAGATATTAATTCCTCGACACCGACACCACGCCCCTCGTATCCTACCGCAATTTTGCGTACCAATCGTAAATTCGCAGTTACCAATGTTTCAACATCTGCGGTCTTTTCTTCTTCGGGTGTGATTCTGCCATATCTGGCCATGTCGTTGTTATATGCATCAAGTGTTTTTGACATTATCACCTCGTTTGGTTGGTTTATTGGTGGCGGGTGGCAAGTCTCCCCCAAGTTTTGCCCGAATGATGGCCGCCTTGTGTTAGTCCCAATGGCCATCACTCCCCGCCGCCAAAATATTTTTCATTGTGTGGGCAATGGGAAGCAATTCCTTTCTGTTGAAACCCACACAATGTGTGCACCCTTCTGGTTAATTGTGGTTGTCTGTGCCATTATTAACGGGTGCTAAATCAAAATGCATTGATCACTTATCGAAAGACAACCAGTCCATGCCTGTATAAAAAAATTGCTGTCTTTCTGCCTGATCTCAACGCGCTTATATATGCCCTTGTTGGCAAACTCATGGCCCAAGCGTTCGGCCTCTGTTTCTGATTTGATGCCACGCTTGACTATCTGTGAATATTGATGGCCGGGTTTCCATGTGTGTATGTTGTACAATTTTTCTGCCCTTCCTTTCTCTCTCGTTTGGTTTGGTGTTTAATTCCAATGTTGGGGTTTGGGGATTACTCGCCACGCTCCCAATGCTAACGCGACGGCAATGGCCTTGCCTCCCAATGTGGGAACGTGCCACAATAGAAACGCTCCCGCCGTGTATATTTGCAGCCATTTGTTGATGTGCCAAAAATCAACTGTCACAACCAACCCCCACCCGTTTATTTCCAACTCTGCATTGCCACCCTTTGTGTATACCCGGCGCAATCGCCACCCTCGGCGCATGATACGAAAACCCGAGTTTGGCCATTTATTGGCGGCAAAGTTCATTTTGTCGCGTATGGAATCGGTCAACGAAAACAAAAGACAAATCCAAAACGCTGGCGATTGTAAAAACTCGGCCATATCAATTGCTCCCTTTTGCAATTTCGCGCTCTGCCCAATTCCACATCGACATCAAGCGCATATTGGGGAATTTTTCAAACGCGGCGTGTATTTGGTTGATGGATTCGCCATCTAACTCAGCATGACACATGGAGACAAATCCCACCCAACACGGAAAGTTTGGCGAATAAAAAAAGCGTTGTGATTGGCCCAAAATGTAATCACATGCCCGAAGTGCACCGGGCGTCTCTGTGTTCTGCTCGATTATCTTGGCCACGGCAGCGTGGAAGTCTTTTCCACCCGTCCACGTTGCAAAGTCCACCGTTTCGGGCAATATCACCCCTCGGGCGGCTGCGTTACCCCCTCGATGCCATTTGACACCTCGCATGGATGCACCCGAAAAATTGACACCATGAACGATTGCCCGCATTTCTGCGTTGTCCAATGATGCGTTGGACATATTGGCTCCGGTGCAGTCCCATTGTGCTGTATTGGCGTCATTGAGGTTGGCCCCTGCAAGGTTCGCGCATCGGAGGTCAACATTGTGTCCAAATGCCCCACTCAGGTTGGCCCCTCGCATGTCTGCGCCGACAAATACCCAGCCCGATAAATTGTGGCCCGATAGATTTGCACCCTTAAAGCGTTTTGACAAGGGGTGCATGCGTTGGAGTATAGACGTAAGATTTTTCATCTATTCTTTTCCCCCGTTGTGAAGCCCCCTATATTTGGCTTGGGTGCGGGAATGTTTTGCAAAATCGGAAATGATACGCGCCTCGTTTTCTAACTCGTCAATGCGGGCATCTAAAATGTTATTCACACAATCTTGTAAAAAACCCTCCAAGGTTTTGTTGTCATCCTCGGCAAATTGCGCAATCTTGCGCTTTTGCCAGGCTGGTAATCGAAAATTTAACTGCGTTAATGCCATCGGGTCACCTCTCATTGGTCTGTGCCTCTCGTTTTTTTGGGGAGAGTATGCGTTTGGGCGATTAGGCAAAAACTGCCCGCTTGATTTGTTCGTGGTGTGCATGATCTGGCGATGTGTTCACAATAGGCGTGTCCCCCTTCGCTTCTCGATGTTTACATTTTGGGCATTCGTAATGTGGCACACCCACCCACCTGGGCGCACAAGATGCCGAGGTTTTATAATTTCGCAGATTGGTTTTGTTGAATATGCCCTTAGTGCCACACTCGGCACATTTGTTGGCTTTGGGTTTAGGTGTTTTGTTGTTTTTGATGATGGCCACGATATAGGCCCATGCGTTGTTGGCCCCGTGGATGTCGTCAATGGATTCATCCACAACCTGAACCGCCCGGCTGGGGCCGATCTCATCAACGAGGGCGTTTAATTGTCGCAGGTATTTGGTTTGCGGTATGCCTGTTGTGCCGATGCGTCCAGATATGGCGGCAACGGTTTCGTATGTCTCGGCAGATATTTGGGCGGGTGTGTGATCCGGTACGGGCATTGCGTGTTGTGGGTCTGGTTGGGGTGTTGTTTGAGGGGTTTGGTTTTGGGTTTGAGGAAATCGAACAAAACCGCCCCCCTCTGCAACGTCGGGTTTGGAATGGCCTTCTGTACAGGGATCTGCTATGGGGTTGGTTGTACTGGTTTTTTCTGGTACTTCTTTACTTCTTAACTTCTTTTGCGCGCGTTCTATATAATTAGAGGGGTGTGAGGCAGGTGTGAGGCGGTTGTCCTCTTGGGTGTGAGGCGGTTGGGTATTTGTTGATTGGTAAGTACCCCAATTTACAATAGTTAATGTCAGTCGCAGGTGTGAGGCAGTCTGTGAGGTAGCTGTGAGGCGGTTCAAAAAGGTAATTATTTCTCTGATTTGTGATTTTGATGGTGTAATTTCTTTATGATTTTCCGTCCAACGCACACCGTTTGCGATGCTGTTGTATGTTCCTTTCCATACACCAGTTTTATAATCTGCGGTCATTAACAGGTAACGCCAGACTTTGAAATATAATGGGGGCATTTCCCATATTTCGGATTCCATTTCTTTGCGCCATTGTTTTACAAAACCACGTTC